CTAATGGCGGTATGTGATATGGTGGCCCTTGCTGGATTTGAACCAGCGACCTGGCGATTATGAGTCGCTCGCTCTCACCACTGAGCTAAAGGGCCGGGCGCAGGATAATAACGGTACGTAACTAATCCTGCAATATCATCCATTCTGACTGACTAAATCCTGTACTTCCCTGACCGTCTGCTCAAAACGTTCAGTCTCCAGCTCAACGCCAGTTGCACGACGCCCCAGCGCCATCGCAGCTTTGACTGTCGAACCCGACCCCATGAAGAAATCTGCAACCAGGTCACCCGGACGACTGCTCGCACTGATTATCTGCTGCAGCATTTCTGCCGGTTTTTCGCACGGATGTTTCCCGGGATAGTACTGCACCGGTTTATGCGTCCACACATCCGTGTACGGTACCTGCGCAGTTACGCCAAAATACCGCCGCAGATGCTTATATTCACTCTGCAGTTCCGCATACTGCCGGTTCAGTGAAGTATACGTCTCCAGCAGCTGGTGGTGGGGCTTTTCCAGTTCACCGCGCTGATGCTTCTCTTCTGCCACCCGGGCAAACAGCGCCTGTAATTTCAGATAATCGCTTTCGTTCGGTAGCTGCCACTGACCGGCACTGAACCAGTGCGACACCATGTTTTTCTTTCCTGTGGCATCCACTATCTGTTTTGCCGTTATCCCCAGGGCAGCACGCGCATCACGAAAGTAAGCAATCAGCGGAGCCATCACATGCTGTTTCAGTGCCCTGCCCTTCGCCTCATACCCGGCATCTTTCGGGCGATACGGCCCCTGATAATGTTCCGCGAACAGAATGCGCTCTGTGGCGGGGAAATACGCCCTCAGGCTTTCCTTGTTGCACCCGTTCCAGCGTCCGGACGGCTTCGCCCAGATAATATGGTTCAGCACACTGAAGCGTTCACGCATCATGATTTCGATATCAGATGCCAGGCGATGGCCACAGAACAGGTAAAGACTTCCGGCAGGTTTCAGCACCCGCCAGAACTGCGCAAGACACTGGTCCAGCCATTTCAGGTAATCATCGTCGCCCTTCCACTGGTTATCCCAGCCCTCAGGCTTCACTTTAAAGTACGGCGGGTCCGTGACTATCAGGTCAACAGAATTTTCGGGTAACGACCGGATAAATTCCAGGCAGTCGGCGTTGATTAACTCACAACTGGATATTTTTACAGTGTTAAACATGGATCATTAAGCCTGTCTCTGATAGGCTCATTCTGCTTTTGCGCAAAGCAGTGGGCCTGAGGTTTGCTTGTGATCCGGACGCATGAGCAGATGGCTGGTGAGTGCCCCTAACACCCACCAGCCGCCCATTTACCACAAATAAAAAAGCCTTCAGGACTGAAGGCGTCTGTAACAACCGAACTGATAGTCTGCCAGCCCCGCCATAACAAGCTGGGTCAGTATTAACTGACAGCGTTCGCGTGAAAGGTACGTATTCTGTGCAATCTCCCCGACTGTCGCCGGTTCGGTGACGCTTAATTCATTAAACACCACTCTGGCGGTTTCGGTCATATCCTGCTGTTTCAGCATGTCTTTTTCCCTTTTCCGGTTAACGTGACACACCAATAACTCTTGTCGAAAAAGCCAGCAAGCTGAAAGAACGGTATTAATAACCACCAGCGAATTTATTGCGCTGCTGTATATTACGGACACAAAAAAACCACCTTCCGGTGGCTTCCTTGTGCGAAAAAAACTTGCATTTCGCCTCGCGATACAGCCTTGCGAAGCTTATACGGATTGAAGCAGTTTATTGATCAGTTTGCAACATTTTTTTCTCTGTAACAAAAGCCATACGCATGGGGGCATGTAACATAAATTCAGATATCCCCAACCACTGATCAATTCGGCGTCTGCACGTAACCAACGTCCACTCAGGATGATCTGCATTTAACCTTTCGGCCATTTTCAGTTTGCTCATTCCCCGTCCTTCGTACCTTTGCCGGAGAATATTGATTAGTCCGGGATATTCCCCAAGCACCTCACTGATAACGCGATCAATAATCAACGCCTCTGTGTCTGTACAATGTGACAACCAGCTCTTCTGCTTCCCTCTGGTCATATCCCGAAAAAATGCCTCAAGTTCCGGTTTTTCCAGCCCGGATTTCTTCATTCTGCGTAAAACCTCATTAACTGCTGTTTTCGTCAGCTTTTTCGAAACCAGTAACCGGTTAAACATATTTCCGGATTTACCCCCACCGATATACGACCACCGCCCCCACATCCGTAATTTCCCCTGGATCCAGACTGCTTCCAGCGTGTTCAGGCGTAAATGTTCGCCGCTTTTGCCTGTAATTTCCGGATATATCATATTTACGCTCACTCACTCTCAATTTTGTAAATCTTCACACCCAGCCGACCACCAAGAACAAGCTGACCACGTACAATATTGATTTCATCAAACTGCTCATCGTCCATTAACAACCCCGCATGCGTAAGCGCATCCAGCGGTGCTTTCAGAATATTGTCCAGGTCACGGCGGCGCTTATCCGGTGGTTCTGCAATAATTTTTATTGCCAACCGTCCGGACAGGCTTAATTTCAAGCGCTGCTGGCGAACAATAAGCGCCACTGCCCGGCGATAACGCTCCCCGGCTTTTGATACAAAATATGTGCTGCCACGGCGTCGCCAGTAAGTGTTCACCGTCGGCGGGTAAGGCAAAACAAATTCTATGCGTTCGGTCATTTATGCTTTCCACTTCAGAACACCCGAATTTCTCGCGTGCATTAAAAAACGAATCAGCAACAACAGCTGACTGCCGTGTTTCTCTTCAAAATCTTTTACTCCGGCGTGTAGTTCGTTATGGCATTTACGGCACAGCGGAATAACAAACAAATCGTCAGCCTTTGTTCCCATCCCTCCCAGTCCATGACCAATGATGTGATGCGGATCATCTGCCTGATTGCCACACGTCATGCATTTCTGCGTTTTTACCCAGCGCGTGTATACAGGCATCTCTTCCCGTTGTGGTTTCTGGCGCTGGAGATACTGAGCCGGAGATTCCGGATCAACGGCAATGCTGACCACCGTCTTTTCCTGTGGTGGGTTCTGTTGCTGGTGCTGGTGGACGTGAGGCGGTAGCGCAATATTTTTTGTGCGCTGCTTCAGTATGCTGGTGGCTGTCTGTTCTCCCGGTACGATGTCGCTCTCACTGTATACGGAGCGGATTTTTTTCACCGGTAATCCCAGTGAACGACGCAATACAGACTCCGGAAGCGCATCAGCCACCTGATTGCAGACCGCCCACCAGGATAATTCGGCCAGCGATAACTCCCTCTCCTGCGTACCGCTGATTGCGTGACGGATGACGTCAATCATCCATGCTGACAGGTTTTGATGAGCAAGTTGCCCGAGTGATTCGGATGTCTGGTCACGCAGCTGGTTGTCGCAGTGCCAGCACAACACCATCGCGCCGGTACCGTAACGATGTATGACGATTTCACTGTGATGATAGTCACCATGAGGCCACTGGCAGGATTTGACATGACGCAACAGCCAGTCAGACAGTGCCCCAGCACCACCAGCAGCACGAATCACCCGATCATCGCTGAAAAATGGCAGTAATGATTTATCCTCCGCCAGCGGCTGGCGAACAGCAGGGACGACTCCGGACGGCAGATTACGCATGCTTTTCGGTTCCGGCTCCACCAGTACCCGGGTATTGTGGAATACCGGCATGGATTCACGGCCCGGCTTAACGATCACCAGCCCGAGTTCCGGTACCAGAACAGGTCGAAGTAATACCCGCACGTTACCTCCAGATGCGTTGCTGGAATGTGCGGGACGGACGCGGTGGGCGTTCAGAGTAAGGAAGCCTGACGGAGATTATCCAGTGACGATAATCGAGGCTGAGGGTTTTCCTAAACTCATACCCACGTCTGCGGTAGTTCTGAATCAGCCATTCGGCCTGTTCTTCAGTGCATGGGGCGTGCTGTAACCAGTCAGATTTGAATGCATGAGAACGCCGCCCGTGCCTGCTGGCAAAGACGGCTGAATTATCAGAATTGTATAATTTGGTATCGTGCGCCATCGGTTGTCTCTGCTGGCGCAGCAGGTGCCAGTTGTTCAGGCTGGCGTGCGAATTGTAAACCAGAATGCCAGGAAAAAACAAAACCCGCCGAAGCGGGTTAAGTGCGGGTGCGTTGAGGATGCCTGACTCATCAGAGGTGGCGAGGGATTTCTCCCTCGCCAGGTCTCTTACTCCTCAGGTTCGTAAGCTGTGAAGACAGCGACCTCCGTCTGGCCGGTTCGGATTCGTACCTCGCAGAGGTCTTTCCTCGTTACCAGTGCCGTCACAATGACGGTAATACAGATGACGATCAGGGCGACTAACATCGCCTTTTGCTGCTTCATAGCCTGCTTCTCCTTGCCTTTCGGCGTGTAAGAGGCTAACCTACATGTGACTAGCATGAAATTGGCCTCAGATTAATGTTAAGCGTCCTGCAAGACGCATAATGTTAACTGGGGCTTTTCTCTGTCTGCCTTACGGTGGCATGCCCGAGGCAGACAGCCTCAAGCACCCGCAGCAATTCTACTTAACTCTCGCTTTACCGCAAACCGTTTTTACCCGATATGGGAATTCCCATATCGTAATGAATTCAGTTCCCTAGTCGATCCATCAAAAACACAACCAGGCAGTAAACACCCACAACAGCAATAACAGCCAGCGCACCTTCCATTGCCAGTGAGATATCATCCGACACATTCCCTCCTTTGGTGTTAATCCCGGCGAACGCTTTTACCCACACCGACAAATAACATATACTAAAAAAGCGATAGCCATAGCAACGCCTGTAATTGCAAATGCTTCAGGCTAGGTCATTGGCGTACCTCCTTCGGCGGTTCTGGTAGCGGCATCCAGTGGGTTACTTTCGATGCCGGTTCTTCCCCATTGTCAGTAACTGCCCACCATTTGTTTCTCGAACAATCGTAATACCCTTCGAAGGTATCGCACTCAGTCCAGCCGTAAGACTTACCCCAACACCAAACATACTGTTTATCGTTCGGCATTCGCTCACTACAGCTTATCCAACCATCCGGAGTTACCGGAGAGTTGCCCGATAGTGCATTCTGCTCCAGTGATGCTTTTACAAACCACGCTGCCTGAACTATAACGCCATGAATCCAGCGCAAATCAGCATCGCGATCTTTCTTTTTCATCTTTTCGCCACTTAAGGCCTTGCTTATGTGGCTGCGTACCAGGTCTTCATGCAATTCCTTCGCCTCCTCAATGGTGAAACCACCAGGCAGAAGAGCCGGAGTTACCGGAGAGCTGGTTGACGCTTCCGGGATTTCCCGAAAATTATTGGTTGACGAATTCTTGCTTTCCCGAAAGTTTCCGGACTGAAGCATGGCGGTGCGGCAGGCGTTCCATATTTCGGCAGCAATATCGCGCTCGCTATCGGTTAATTTGTACGTGGAAACATAGCCAGAGAGCATTTCTACGTTTTCCGGAGTTGCTTCTTCCGGCACTACCGGCGCTGGCGGGGCGGCAAATAGATATCCGCCAAAGTCAGGAAGCTCTCCAATGGCCTGTACGAACTTTTGTTTGCCTACGTCAACTCCTAATGGGTAATGAGCTATAATCTTTGCCACCGGCTCTGCTTCCAGCGATACCAGTGCAATTCGTGCCAGTTCTTCCGCTTCTTCTGCTGGCAGTACAACGTTGCTACCCGGTCCGTATGTTTCGCGCCACTGCTTGATTGTCAGCAGTCGCCCTTTGGTAATAGTGATCATGCCGCGTTTCCTTCTTTCTTATTAACAATCACACCGTCATATATTTCATTAAGGTGCCCTCTCAACTCCATGCGCCTTAATGCAGATAACATGTAATCGCATTCAACCTGCTTATTCCCAGTAAATGGCTTATCGTCAGGATTACCCCAACAGCAATTACCCCTGGGCCATCCATGTACTTTCCGTACTCTTCCGTTAACAACGTGAAGTAATCCCCAGCCGGGAGGTAAATCCTCAACTGAAATAATTTCCGGCTCACTAATAAAGAATCGCCAGTCGCCCATGCCAAGTGAGGGATTTTTACGGAAACGCTTTTTTCTATCTGCCAACAAGTCAGCACGAGAACACTTCGCCTCTATCAGGCATGATGCTGAATTTCTGAATCCCATAGCATCTGGCTGTTCTCCGGTACTGGTTACAGCAACAAAGCGGTCATGAAAGCAAACCTTGAACCCGTTGCGCTTAAGGAACTTGTACGCAATCTGACAGAGTTCGTGGTGTGTTAACGCCATATCACTCTCCTTTGATGCGAATGCCTGTTGCAATGCTGTTTATGATGCTGTCAGTGCATGGGGTAGAAAGCTGGGCATCTCCAGCAATTTTCATGACCTCAACATCTGCATATCGAATACCGAGGTGTATCAGACCGGCTATGCCTGACTTAAGTCGAACATTTTCCATAAACAGATCTTTTTCCCGCTGTTTAGCGGCTTCCAACTCCATCGACAATTTTTCCAACTGCTCTTTATGCTTCTTGTATTCCTGATACGCGTGCCAAGACTGACCTTTGCGCACACTATCAGTGATATCAGCAACCTGCTCCGGTGTTAGCGTGGTCAGTGGCTGTGCTGGAAAAATCATCACCTTCCCGGCATCCCAATCAAAACCCGCCTGAATTGACTGAACCTCAACTGATGGTGTTGAACCGATGCGACCAGGCGAATGAACAACGATCGTTACATCCATATCGCGACGATGGCTGTGGTTGTTGGACAAAATACGATTCACCAACTCAGAAAATTTGGAAAATTTCATGCTGATCCCTCTTTTTCTCCCCGGATAATTCTGTTGCACACATCCACACACTCGTCGCAGATGAAAACGGCGTCCCCAGCAATTAACTTTTTGACGGCGTACTGGGATTTGTTGCAGAAGCTGCAACAAAGTGTTCGCCTGACTGATAAGGATGGAGCGCCAGATGTCAGCCGCTCCATATCGTTCTTGCGACGCAATATCACACGGCTGAACTCAACCAGTTTCTCCGGGGATATCTCCTCCTCCGTAGCAAGCGCCTCTAATCGTTCGAGTATGTGGAAGGCTTTTTTCTGGGTAATTGCAGAATGCGATGTGGTCATCTCACTCTCCTTTGATGCGAATGCCAGCGGCGCGGGAATCATTCCATCGCTTTACTTCTTCACGAATTACGTCAATGCACTCTTTCGAATCCATTAGGTAATCTTCATCAAAAAGACGTTCCTGTTCGTTTTCTATCGCAACAATGATTGCTTCAACTAACTTTTGTGCCTGAGAACCACTTTCTAACTCTGCAATGCGCTTCTCTGCGGCTTCCAGATTCTCGCGCATATCGTCAACGTACTCGACCAGAGATCCGCCAGCAGGAATTTCGCATTCCTCGACCAGTTGGAAGTAGATATCAGCTGCGGCCCGTGTGTTGCTATGCCTAGCGTCGCCCATCTCACCTTCACGAAGAGCATCGCGTTCGGCGGTAAGATTGGCTATTTTGCTGTCTTTGCCTTCCAGCTCAACGCGCAGCCTCCCAACCGTAAGCGCAATATCCTCGTTCTCCTGATCGCGGCTTTTGATGTATTGCAGGTTTCTTTCCCGTTCATCCAGCAGTGCCAGCACGGTAGCCGGGTTAGCCTCTGCTATGAATTCAGCGTTTGCATAAGCCTGAGCATCTGTTTCAACCAGGCAGTTAACGTGACATTCTGCAATTACGCCACCGGGTTCTCCTTTCCATTTTTGACAAACAAAAACTCCTGTTAAATTGCCGTGTTGGTTAACAGATGTATGCCCTACGATGTAGCTTCCTTTAGTTGCTTTCTCTGCCTTTTCACGCAGTGCCTGATAGTTAATCTCGCTCACTCTTCATCCTCCAAGTCGGCAACGGCGTCCATCACATCAGAACCGCGAATAACCTCAAAAGCACGGCAGGCCATTTGAAATACCAGTTGCTCTTGCGGGTGAGGAGACTCCCAATATTTGAAGCCTGGGCGATGCGTGTACCCCATCATTGAATAAAAATCACCAGCAAGCTTAATCGCGGCATCGACAAGCTCTCTGTTAGTCATTCTTTTTCCGCTCACTGGTTGCCTCCTTTGCGAAGCTGGGCAGCAAAGTCAACTAACCACTCAGTCATTTCAACCTTCCCTACCAGGTCTGAACCAGGGTACATACAGCAATCACTCTGCGCCGCTTTGAAATCCTTATACTCATATTCTTGGGCCACCAGATTTTTTGCAGCTTCTATAGCAGCATCCACCCCCTGCGCCCGGACTTCAGCCAGGAAAGCATCAGTGGCTGGCATATTTCCTGTTGCCTTCATTGCCTCCAAAATAACCAGAACGCCATCTCGCCCAATCTCCTCGCAGATAACCTCGGTGCTGTCGCCAACAACATCGCAAAATGCCTGAACTGCTTTACGAGCCAGCGCATCTTCCGCCCTGTGAAACGCCTCGCGGTTGAAATTTTCATATCCCGTCATTGGACCGGCAATATAAACTCTCACCCTCACTCCATCACCTCCTGAAAGTTTCCCCGATAGAACGCCAGCACACGCTGCATAACTTCGCTCCTCCTGCTCTCACGACAAATTATGTTCTGCCGTCTGTTGTAACGACGTATTTCTCCGTCAGGTAACTTTCGAATCAGTGTCGGGTCAGCAGCCTTCTCCGGTGTCTTACGCCATACGCGATACGCCTGCTCTGATGGAAATACCCCGCAACCAGAGAGCCAGACATCACCACTGGCCGCAAGCGCACCAGATAAACGACGAATAGCGGTCTTACTGACACCCGTTTTATCTGCCAGTTGTCGAAAAGTTTCTCGTCCGCTCAGGCGCACGAATTCCACAATGCGCGCCTTCACTTCTTCCCGCTCTTCTGGTGTAAATACTTTTGCCATAAGCGCCTCCGGCAATCACTTTTCCGACACAATACGACCGGATGAATCGACAATCTGTCGAACAATATCCCGGTGCTTGTTCAGCTCCCGCAGCGCGGCGCAGACTCGCTCCCACTTCTGAACCTGACCTTTTGCCCGGCGCAGCTCGCGGTTAGCCACATGCAGCGATGGTAAAATCAGACCATCCGGATGTTTTCTGGTGAACGACGGCTGTGACTGCACTGTGACCGCCACACTTTCCGTTTTTATTTCTTCCTGTGTTTCTGCTTCCCGGACAGGTAACGCAACACCTGCTGGCTGAGGAAAGGCTTTACCATCGGTTTCCGCTACGGATGCAGCTTCCGGCTCTGCCGGTAAATCAGCGCCCGGTATGCAGTAACGAAATTTACCGCCCTGATTCACGCGAATCAGACGCCCTTTGCTGATTGCCATGGCCAGCGATGAATTCGCCCGGCGGGAGGTAATCCCGAACATCAGTGCCAGCTCATCCGCCGTTTGTGGGCCATGTTGTTCAATCGCCTCAGTCAACATTTGCGCTGTCACTTTCGGTACCGGTGACACCGGTTCACTTTCACCAGCCTGAATCAGCCACCACATCGAACCCTTGTTATCCGCTTCACCGCGGCG